ACCCCACCGTGTGTTGATGCGAGACGACACGGCACGCCCGGAACGTAGCAGGTGATCCCTGTCTTCGAAGGGTTTGTCCCCTCGTTTCAAGAACCACTTCATAAGGGCTCCATAGTCATCCAACCGCGAGGAAGGATACTTGGATTTCACTACAACCCCTTTGACAAGAAGGCGCTGCAGTTTCGCGTCCCACTTGTACTCCTGGCTAGGGAGGAAGTGAGGATGTTCTTTACGAACATCCGTAAGACGGCCCAAAAGAGGTGACGTTTCAAAGACATACGGAAACGGGATGATCCCCGAAATCCATTTGTCCAGAAACTCAACCGGCCGCACGAAACCAAGCTTAAAAAGCTGGTTCCGTAGGGAAACGGCGGAAATCAACTCCGAAACGTCCCGCCTGCCATTCGGCAAAGTATCACGCACACGGGCGATGCAAACATCGTCGCCAGCGTAGTACTCTTTACCGCAAGACTCTCTGAACCTTCCGGTCCAGAAAGACTTTTTGGTATTGACTCGAAGCCCAAAAGCCTCGAGGTTGCGAATGACAGCAAGCACATAATCCGTGGGGACAATAATATCGTCCCCATAGACGCGCACCTTACCATACATGGACCGAACGTCCCGCATGGTGAGCTGCCTGCTAAGCTCTTGCTCAATCCCCATAAAGACAATGGTTGTGAAAACCAAAGCCTCGAAGGGAAAGCATAGAGCTGAACCCATAGATGCGAACTTGGCCAACGGTATAATCCCGTGACCAGGCACATCAGCCTTCCGGCTCCTTGTGGCATCGACACAGTCCCGAAGGATTGTGTTCCTACTCAATAGGAGTCGTACATGCTGATTCGAAACTCTATCCGAAGCTTCACTCAAATCAAGTGTAGCGAGAGCTCCCGTGAGGGAGCCCTCTTTCGCGAGCCGTTGGTTTGGCTCTTGAAATTCGAAACAAATGAAGTTCCTCGTGTTGTCATGGCGAGGAATCTCATTCACGATCGCGTCGAGAATTCCCTGTTGCATGTACTGCATACAGGTAGGTTCGATGGCGATGATTCGTGGAGTTTTGAGCGTCTTGCGGACGGTGATGACCCTAGTGGGTACCTCGTTCGCAGGTTCGAAGATCGTGACGTTGTCCGTCCTATCAAGAAAGGACTCCGACGGGATGAGGTGTTCCCAGTGAGGGAACACGTTTTCGAGTCGGCGGGTCCACGAGAGCTGATTGTACTTCGCGTTGCCGCGAAGTTTGTCAGCGGTGGCACCCGGACCATGCTTCGGCATGACGCTTTGGTCGTAGATTCGAGAATCTATCGAGCTAAAGAAGTCACGCCAGAGCAGCTGGGCGATCCTGCTGAAATCACCGAGGTAATCAATTTTCGGTGACAAAAGCGAAAGATCGGCAGAACGTACATCTTGCTCACACTCGATGTACCGCGTAATGGCTGCATCTCGCCTTTTGGGCGTACAGTCACGCTTCATCTTACCAAACATCAGTGTTACCTGACGGACGGCTTGAATAGCGTTTACGTTGGGTTCATCGAGTAGCAGACCGCTACTTCGATCGAACACAAGACCAGCAAAACCTCCGAGAAATCTGGGGAGATGCCCATGTCGTGACGTTCTTGCGAACGCACTAAACATGGTGTGGTCGATGAACCCCTGCTCTAGACCTCTTTCAAAGTCAGAGCAGAAGTTCGGTAGGGTAATCGTCAGAAACGATAACCCCTCGTGTTCGAAGCGTTTCAGGATGGTTTTTCCATCTTGAATGGTGCTTGTGTCGCATCTCGTCCCCAGTTCTTCGAGGACGACCAGTTGTAGCGCGATCAGGCTTTTCAAGCTTCCCCTTCCGTTTAACGGTTAGGTGGTGCTTCCTCAGCCACGCGCTCTCCATAGCCAGCAGAACGATAAGCAAGTCGTTAACCCACGGATGGGTCACGTGCATTGCTTTAGTTCTGCCCACCCAGAATCTGGGTGACCATCGCTCCTGATGAGGCTGCAAGTTGGGCGGCAAAGCCGTCCCAAGCAGCCTTGATCTCGGCGACCGTGTAACCGTTGACTGGAACATCCCAGACCACAGTCATTGAAGCTGTGGAACGAGAGTTCGTCGACGGAAGCAACGGGTCCGCCGAGACCTTGGAGATGTTCAGGCGAGCAGCGCGCCGGGTCCTCTTGCCATAGGCATGAGAAATGACCTCGCTGGTCGCAGTATCGGCACTTGTAAAAGTGCCGGAACTCGGTCCAGTGCCAGTCTTTGGAAGACTGACAGCAGTCCCGCTGATCGTGATGGATTGTGGGTCGGAAAGCATGGCAACGCCCTAACTGGGTTGTACGTGCAGATCCACGGTTGTGGACCTGGGGCAGACTCTAGAGTCTACCACTCCCAAGGCCTTGGGTCATACCCAAGGCTCCGAGTATGGCCTTCTGACGAGAAGTGAGATCCTCGTTATGAAGACCAAAACCGTATGGTGATGCTCTGTACCTAAGCTTTTGGACAAAGTCAACGTCCATTCGCAAGGTAGTTGGTGCATTGCTGCCCTCACGGGGAGTAAGCCCAACTTTCAGATAGGTTCGGGTTGCACGTGTTTCGTGCATCACATACCCGTACCGCATCACAAGCTCGTCGCTATCCAGCGCAACAACATTGGAGATAAACAATCCAGTGTCGCTGTACCAGTCGGCGAGCCAGGAAAAGGGTGAAAGTTCCCAGAAGGTATCCGCTGAAAAGCGAGTACCGAGCAGGTGGTTTGCCTGCTCTTCATACCTATCAAGACGATCGAGGATAGAATGCCCCTCGTTCATATAATAGGTGAATGATCCTGAGAACCAAGCGTCGGTATGAACAACATCAGTGACCGACGTTACACCCAACTGAGTCCCCGGTACCCAGAACAGTTGTGCAGTGGACAAGTCAAAGAAACTCCCTATAAGGGGGTAACTCGGCGAGCCCACAAGTTCTGTGATCGAAGACTCATGGGGAAGCGAGCGACGACGCCTCACATTACGATTGGCGTTGTGTGCATACTGGCGTAGTAAAGTACCTACGTTCAGTACACTCTTACTCAGTTTCTGAAGATCCGACCATGTCGGAATCAGACCGAACTCCAAGTTGAGGTATTCATTACCAGCACTTTGCCGGTTGAATCCTTCCTTGGCGAACGTATGGCCTATGACACGAGGAATATCTTGTCTCGTTTCAGCCATAAACTGCATAAGGCCCGCTTCTGGCTTTGTCGGGGCCGCTGCCTTGAACATCCGAGCGCCCTTCAGCAAAACATCGCTGGAGGAAGGACGGGTGAAAACAGGCAGTTCCGGACTAAGGACTGGTAGTACGTAACCAACGTACTCGAGGTCCCCGTACGGAGAACCGAGAACTTTCATGGAATGATTTGCGTTCCACGAATATGAAATTCTCTCGGTGGAGAACTCATGGCCGTTGTCGAAGGACGAGAATCCGTAGTTCAGAAAACTACGGACGCCCATCCGACGAGCATCAGCATTGAGTTCATTCTGGAAAGCACCTTGCGATCCAGAACCCTGATTAAAGCCACCATCAGACGACTCAAGACTCAAACCGGCTTGTGACCGGTAGGAAGTCGTTGTCTGTGAGCCGCCCTGAAGATTTAGGGTGCCTGACGCATTGTAGTCACCCTTGTAGCTGTGCCCATTCTGGACGTAATAGTATCCAGTCTGGACAGGCGCAAGGGACCTGCTCTGCGTGACACCTTCCATCTTCAGCTCCTCATACGGTCGTGCTGGCCAGTATGCCCTGTAGGGCAGAAAGCTGACACAGCTTGGTGTAACCTACTCCGAGCGACGAGGCAGGGGTACGTGCTTGATCTTCGCGACCTGATCGGCTGCCCAACGGGCAGTCTTCAGGTTCGGGTAAGACTTACGCGCGCACCGCAAATCCTCGTCGGTAACGGAAAGAGAATGGTCGACCTCAGAGAAGTCGACCATCTCCGCACGCCTGACACCCATGAAATGTGCCATTGCTGACACAGTAAACATGAGGTCAAGCGCTGTACCGATCATGGAGACAGTCACCCAGTCGACATCGCTATTGCTAGCGAAATCAGTCAGGCACATCTCGTTGATCTCTGACAAGATGTCCTGGCAAACTGGACATGACTGTTCATCCATAACGGCTCCCGATGGAGAAGGTGTGGTTAACTCGTATGCAGATTGCACACAAGCACCGGGAGGCCCCCTAGG